GGATAGCACTAAATTAGAAGCTGCCTTTTTATTAGGTACTGGTGTAGCGGTTGCTGATCAATACCTTATTAATGCAGCAACAGACTATATTGTTGCAATGGAAGGAAGTAAGTTATACGAAGCGTATACAAAAGGTTTCTTAAAAACTGGAGATACTAGTTCAGATGGAATTAACCCAACTTATTACTTAAAAGTAGTCGATAATTTAACGGTTCTTACCTTTAAATATATTAAGATTGAAGTATATACAGGAATAACACTGACTTCCCAAGTTAATGCTAATACTTATACTGTATCTGGTTCAGATTACTTTAAAGTTGCCCTAGCTGACGGTGACGATTTTAGTCACACATTTGACTTGACAGATACTGCAATATTTGCAAGTTATTCAATTGCTCAGCCTAATGTGTTGACTCTTGAATTAGATGGAGCAATCAGTGTACCAAATAAAGCACTAGTTAACAAATATATTAAGCCAAATAGTTATATCAAAGCTGCGACAACTGACGGTAGATCAAGATTATTAAAAATAGTATCAGTATTTACACCAGATCCTTTACTTGCTCCGGATACTATTAAGGTTACCACAATGGCGCCTTCAGTAGACGAAGTAACTGGATTAGATACTACTGGATTAGAGATTCAAGTGTATATTGGAATTCCTAATTTCGTGACTAACTTAAAAGGTCAAAAATTAGCAGCATTCAAATTAAGAAATGATGTTTTACCTGATGGTACAGCGGATCGATTAGAAGGAACTGGCGGAATCTTAGATTATCTTTTCACAGATACTCTAATCCCACAAGCACTTTCAAATGGAGAATTAATTGACTTTAGATATATCGTCGATTCTTATTCTGGTACAATATCTGCTTCTTCTAAATATCAATTAGCTAAATTAGCTGCAGTAAACGGCCAAGCAATGGCGCTTTTAAATGCTCCATCAATGCAGCAATTTGAGAAATCAGTTGATCCAAGCTTTATTGATACTACAAATAAATTGGTTTCAACTGAATTAATTGCACAAGGTGGAAACACTACATTGAATCCTAGCTTCCTTTATAAGTTTGCTGAAGAGGATGTTAAAGGAGTTCCATTATCTTCTTATGCATCTTATCACTTCCCTAACCTAATCGTAAGAAGCGGAAGCAAGAATATCTCAGTTCCACAAGCAGCATATATTTCTAACCTATATGTTAGAAAATTCAAAAATGGTACTCCATTCTTGATTGTAGCTGGTGGAAAACGTGGAGCTCTTAATGATCCAGAAATAGTCGGATTAGAATATGATCTTACTGATGATGATAGAGATTACTTAGAGCCAGCTGGATTTAACTTAACAGTTAAACGTAGAGGATTTGGAATTATCTTATTCTCTAATAACACTGCATACCAAAGAATTAATTCAGCTCTTAATAATGCTCATGTTAGAGATAACTTATCTACTATTGAGAGAGACCTTGAGAAAATCTTATTTAACTTCTTGTTTGATTTCAATGATGAGATTACAAGATTAAGAGTAAGAACAATTGTTGAAAACTACTTAAACGCAGTAGTTAATGCAAAAGGAGTTTCTACATATGAAGTAATATTTGATAGTTCAAATAATACAAATGAAGTAATTTCTGCAAATGCAGCAATTATCGATATTCGAGTAGATTTCCCAAGAGGAATTCAAAAATTCATCAACCGAATTACTATTACAAGAGTAGGAGGATCGTTGAGTTCAGATGCTACTGGATTTATTCCAAGCTTCTAAGAATAAAGAACAATTATAGAAAAAGAGATCTTCGGATCTCTTTTTTTGGTTTGATAAATAATAAAAAATAAAGAGTATGAGTTATACTAGAGAACAGGTTGAAGCTGCCGTAAAAGCAAAAGGATACGTATGGTTTGAGGATGCATCTAATAAATCGTATGATGTAAATATCGTAGGTGTGAGAAACACAGCACCGTCCGTTTATAAAAAAGTGACTAATGTTTTTGATGATCACCTTACTATATCATTTAAAGATGAAAAGGGAGTTCAGCAATATTATTGTTGGATGGCTACCTGTGATCCTGGTAAAAAAGGAGTTCAACAATTCCATAATAAGAATGGTGTTGCAAGATTAGTACCAGGTCAGTACAGAGGAGTATGGAAAATTGATTTACATCAAGGAAAGTACGAAGCCCTATGCCAAAGAAATGGTAATGTTACTGTTTGGAGAGATGCAAATAAAGATCTTATTTTTGAAGAGAATAAAACTGATACTGGAATGTTTGGTATCAATATCCACAAAGCTGGGCAAGATTCTACTTGGGTAGAAAACTGGTCAGAAGGATGTCAAGTATTTAAAAGAGTAAAAGATTTTGATGCTTTCGTAGTTATCTGTAAAAAGGCAGCTAAGATCCATGGAAATAAATTTAGTTATACGCTATTGGAGTCAACTGATATAAAATAAAAAAGAGGAGCTAAATGCTCCTCTTTTGTTTTATTCAAATTCCTCTAGGGAAATATCGTCAATATCATCGAGTATTCCGATAATTTCATTTGCCATGATAACATAGTGTTTTTCTCCTTTGTACATTAGCTCTAATCCAGAATAACGATTAAATAGGATAGTATCACCGGGCTTAACTATCATTTCATTGTGTTTGGTCCCGTCACCAGTACTAACAACAACTCCAATGTTTGGTTTTTTTACGGCTTTTTCAGGAAGCATAATTCCTTGTTTTGTTCTAGTCTCCTTACTGTTTGGTTTAACTAGCACTCTTTCGTATAAAGGCTTCATATTGATGATAAATTATTTTTTAAATTTGTAAATTCTCTAGAATTGTAGTTGGTCATTCGATATGACTCAAAGAATTCAACTAGAGCCTCTCTGATTTCATCTGGAAATACTTTAATAGACAGACGAGTTAACTTAATATTAAAAAGTAAGTGTTCTCTAATCTCATCTATTTTATCTTGATCCTTAATCTTATTGACTATTTGAATTTCTGATACAATACTAGATATTACGGCTTCGTCCAGGTCATCGAGTTGAGAAATAATTTGATCTCCGAACTTTTCATGAACTGCTGAGATTACCTTTTTAGCTTTTGCTGGAGAAACACTGGTGATCTTTGGAATATTATCTGACTTATCGCCTAGTAATATTTTACTCAATACTTCATCAACAAAATCTACTTTATACTCAACATAATCTTTATTAAGTAAGTTAGAGATGGTCTTTTCAAGAGTTGCTCCAGTGATATGATCGTCGCTTAGTGAAAAGAAGTTATCTATCTCTTCATTAGCAGCGGTAGGAATTAACTGGGATGGGACAAAAAGTCTCTTGGTTTTAGCCATTTGCTTAGGCGTAATCACAAGCACGTTTTTATCAGTAACTCCAGTAGTCTGTTTAATGTCTTGGTCTACTGTGTAGATCAAGATGTCACATTTTAAAACATCGCATAAATATGCAATGATGTCATCACCTTCAGTACCTTTAAACTTATACTGATTAATTCCAGACTTGGCAACTAGTGGTGCCATAATAACATTCTGAAAATAATCAAAGAAAAGATATTGATGATCGTCGTATTTACGAGTTCCTTTATATTTAAACTCAGTAGGAGCAGAAGTAGTCTTAAAATCTGAATTCTTAAAGAACTCATTAGTATACTCTTTTCTCCAACTAGCTGAATCAAAAACAATATGGACCTTTTCTGGATTAGACGAAATAGGTGCAATCAAGGAATTTAGGTAAGTGAAACAGAAATTTCTAAATGTTATTCTTACGTGTTCCTTTAATATGAATCCACCATCATTGAATAGATCACTAACATAGTAAGCGTCACCAGTTCTTTTATCCTTAAAGGACAAAGACTTAGTGACGCTTATTGCGACATTAATAAAAGCGTTACCGTCTATGATTAAGTCCATGTTAACTTTTTAGTTTTTATCTTCGGTATCATTCTTTTCGCCAGTCTTACGAATAGATCGAATCGCGGCAGAAAGAGTTTCAGACTCTAGTAGATTAAAAGCTCCTTTTGATTGAGAATAATTAGCTGATGCAATTAGGACAAATAGAGCTTGACTAATATTCATCTTAGTTATAAACTCTTCATATGCGTTATCGTCAGCGTATGTGATTGTCCCAAACAAGATATTTTGTGGGGACTGTTCTCCAGATTGGATAGGCTCCTTTTCTAGAGAAACTTGTGCTTCTTTATTTTCTTCCATGATTACTCTAAATTATTTTAAAGATTTGAGAATAGTGAATCGTATTCATCATCTGGGTCAGTTGAAGAAACTGCTTCTGCTTCTTTTTCTGGCATTGATTGAGTTGGAGTACTTGCAAACTCTAGGTCATCATTTACACTAGCTTTTGGTGCATTTGATTTTCCAGGTTTCATTTTAGAACGAATTAATTCATTCATTTTAGTATCCTTACTTCTTTCAAGAATCATCTCAAGAACTTCTCTTTGAGGAACTGCTGCAACGATTGCCTCAGCTACTTTAGTGAAAGTCTCTTCTGTCCAATCTTGGTGGAAATATTCATCCATTTTTGGAGTATTCTTTGTCATGAACTCGGTTACAAGCTTGATTGATTTTTCATCATTTTTAACCTGTACTTGAGTATCACCGATTTTAAATACTAATGGAGTAACTTCATCCATGAATTTACATTTAGCCCAGTCTCTAAATTCTTTGGTTTTCTTACCAACTACACAAAGAAGATCCTTTCCTTCAAGTAGGTGATAAGGATTTACTTTTTTACTTGTTGAGAATCCATCTAATTCTTCAGGATTTACTAATTGGTCGATTAACATACCAATTTGATTTCTGAATTTAAAGATTTTAATAGTTCCTTCAAGATCAGGTCTCTGTGGATCTTTCTTGATATAAACGGCTGAATGGTTAGTACTCCATCGAGAGAAGTTTTTACCGATTTCTTCAGCAATTTCAGGTTCCTCTTTTTTCAAAGAACGAAGAACTGATTCCATTGTCCATAGGATTGAAGGTTTTTCAACATTCGATGGACAGTCAATAATTAGGGATTCCTTAGTTAAAGGATTCCAAAATTTAGCAGTGTACTTAGTGTACTTGCTTTTAGATTTGTCAAACACATAAGGGATAAATCTAAATACTGATTTATACGAACCATTGTGCGCATTTGGATCCGGGTCATAAACGTTTGGATCTACTTTTTTACCGCCACCAGCTTGAGGCTTTCTTGAAAAGTTCTCTTCTGGTAAATCAAAAAAATCTGTCATAATTTTTGTTGTTATTTTTATAATCTTGTACTTGATATATTACTAAAAGTTTTAATAAAACAAAAAAAATGCCTCATACAGAGGCATTTTCATAATTTAAAAGTATATGGTAATTCTTATTTTGCTGCGATCTCGTCAGTCAAAGTTTGGCGAAGATTCTTTGCACCTTCTTGAAGTTTAGTCATTTCAGCTTTAATTGCTGGATGCTTAATTTCTTTACGAATTTCTTGCATTTTCTTTTTAAGTCTGTTTCCAGCG